GAGAACGGCGAACCAGGAGCTATGAAGAAGTGTTTAAACTCTGTATAGTCTGGTTGACTGTATGATACAAGGTTTCCATCCGTTCCAGATGTAGCGATTCCATAAGTGGCTACTGTCACGGAACTAACAATTTCTGTGTCCGAAGTATCACTCCAAGGTCGTCTATAGTACCAAGGCTGAGAAGTAACGATATCTCCAGCAGGACCTAACGTACTTGCATCAATATCTCCATAACTATTACCTTCGGCATCTGCACTCACTCCCAAGAATTGAAACTTTTGTGCCTGTTGGTAGCTGGATGTATCAAAAACAGCATCTACTTTTCTTCTAGAATAATTAGCTGTAACAATACAAGCAAGAGCAGTTCCTCCAATCCTATATGTTGCGGATGCATCATTTAGTTTGAGCATATTTCCATCATCATATCCGCGAGGGACTCTAACATAACTTATATTGAGCGATTGCTCTTCTACATAGTGAGGACCAGCATACTGTCCTACTATGCCAGAAACTCCTGAAACTGGGGTGACACCAGATCCAGACCAACCACTAACGCTTGCTGTGGCTGCGACTGAGAAAGGTAGTGGTGCGGGTTGTACCATATTTTAGTTCTCCAATTGTCCCGTCAAGTTATTTAGTCTTACTGGAGGTAGGTTTTGGTAAAACTTCTTCCTCTTCTTCTTTTTTCTCAGACTTACCGTTCTCGATGATGTGCCGTAGAATGGTTGACAGGTTTGTAACAACAAGCGTAATCAGTCCTGCAACAACTGCGATGCTTTCTGATGGAACAAACTTAATTGAGAAGATGAACAGGGCGACAAGGAATGTGAGATACAGTCCTGCGAACTTAGCGAGGTGCTTAGAGGCAACCTCTTTGGCGCTCTCTGTAATCTCCAATTCCTTGAATCTAGCCTCAGTTTCGATCTCGTACTTATCTATCTCAATCTTTCCCTCGGTCTCTTTTAAACGCAC